TATTAACAATCATAGAATTATTTCTTATTTATATTATTTCAATAATCAATATTCAGATCATTTTTTGTTATAATGGAAAAATTTAGTTCTAATATTAATGATAATAGTTCACAATTAAAAGAAAAAGAAGATTTAAATAATAATAATAATTTTTTCTCCAAAATTATTAAAAGTCCCATTAGTTTAGATGAAGAAATTGAATTAGATAAACGTGGAATTATTAGTTATGTAGATAATTCATATATTTATGGAAAATTAGCTGATCTTTTATTTACAGATGCTAATAATAGATATTCATCTACTAAACAAACTCATATTAATTGTCCTGATGCTCAACCTATAATTAGTAATGAAACTATTCCAGATAATAATTTGATAACTGTCATTAAAGATTTAGATACTATGTATGATGTTGTCTTACTAGATGGAATGAGAGGTAATAAAAATATTTTAAATTTAACTATTTTAATGGAGGAAGTTGGTAAAATCCCTCATGAAATGATCATGCTTTATTTAACTGGAAGATGGGGGTCAGATAGAAAATTCTTAGATGTTGCCCCAACAGGTTTTCAAGATAATAAAAGTCCTGATTTTTTAGAAGTTCGAAAAGTTAAAAAAAGTGGAAAAGAAATAAAATTTCTTATTTTATTTGAATTAAAAACAGTTCAAAATATTGCTTATATAAATACAGCTTATACTGAGAAATTAAACAAATATTTAGAAGCTGTTGAAAATAGAAAAGATTATTGTGTATTTTATTATGTTTGTGTCTTACATGGAGATAAGATGAAATCTAATATTAAATTTCCTAGTTATATTGCTCAAGCTTTATTTGATTTTTACTTATTAGGCATAAATTTACAAAGTAAATTAGAATTTAGACCAAAAACAAGATATTTAGAAGCTTTAATGGGTAAAGATACATTGAAGATAGAATTATTAAGAAGATTAACAGATTTAAATGAAGAATGTAAAAAATATATACCCAATAGAAGTGCATACACAGATAAAAGGTTTTTAATCACAAATGAAATGCTAGAGAAATGGGATAATTTAACAGACATTGCACAAATAGCACAAAAGGATATTAATAATGAAATTCAAGTAAAAATTAAGAAATATGAGAATAGAGAATTGAATAAATTAAGTAATAAAGATTTGAGTGTGAAATATGAAAGAAGTTTAATTAGACCATTTCAAAGTAATGTTACTAAATCTTTTTGTAAATTTCCTTTAATATTGCCATTATCAAGATCCTTTCAAATGTTTATAAATAATAAGATGATTTATGTAGAAATGCAAAACTCAAAAGAACCATTATCTAAAATCTGGCAATATAGTATGAACTATGTTAAGTTACATCCAGATAACTTCACTAAACAAGAATTTAAAGTCATTGAAAATGAATCTAATTTAAAAATAGATAATTATAAAGATTTTAAGATTTTTAAAGATAAAAGTGATAAAGAAAATAGATTTCTAATAAATATAGATTTAAATAATCCTATTTTTGATAAAGACATTAAATTATATTTTGTTGAGAGAGGTTTATTTACAAAACAATTATTAAAATCAATGGATGCTAGAGATAAGGTAGAATTGTTAAAAAAAGAAAGAAAACTAGGCTTCTGGACAGATGATGAATACTTTGATATAAATTTATTTATTCATCATACATTCGAAGAATTACTTAATACTACAAAAATATCAAATGATGCTGAAGATTACATCAAACATATTTGGAAAATGATTAATGTAGGTCGAGCAAGATTATTAGGTCAAAATCATCATGTGATAGAATTAATTAAATATTTAATGTCTACTAAGCTATATTCTTGGTTAACTATATTAGATGAAGTAATAGAAGAATGTTTACTTAGCGTAAATAGACGAGGAAAGCGAACTTTCTTTATCATGAAACCTCTAAGAATAGTTGAAGGATACATCTTAATTAGACCAACAAAAAAAGAGAGTCATATTGCTTTTAGTCTTATGATAAAATTGATAGGAATAGAAGAATTAGCTCAAAACACAATTTTTAAAAGTGTTTATAAAGAAGGTGGTTGGTTATTCACTAATTTTTATTCTATGCAAACAGAAGTATTAGTTCATTTAAGTAATATTAGTTTAAAAGTAATATCTTTAATTCCTTTTTGGTGTTCTAAATATAGTATAAATTATGATACTATGGTAAATTATTTAAGAAGTTCCAAAACCGAAAAAATTATGTATGAAACAATCAATCTGAAAGAAGTGATTAAAACATCTGCTTATTGTACTATTTCTTATTTACAAAGTGGTGATCAATTAAGTAAAGCTCACTCTCAAGCTAGATATTTTTATATGGAAGTATTAAAAATATCTAAATTCAAAAATAAACAATTAAAAATATTAAGCAAATTAGATGTCATTCTTAGAAATAGATTAGTAGTATGGTTTATAAAGAGATTAATAACTGTAGGGTTATTTATGGATAATAATAAACCTAGATTAATGAATAAAAATATTGTTCCAATGGAAGAAGATGATTTATCTGAAGAAGAAATTTCTAGCAGTGATGATGTGATAAAAGATGAATTACCTGTAGATAAAGAAATTGAAGAGTGGATTACAGAGCATTCAGAAGATGCTTTAACAGATTGCAAAAGTTTTATCACAGGTGAAGATATTCCTAATTTTAATTGTTTAATAGAGTATTTTTATATTGGCCATTTACATAATAAAAATTATACTGATCCTAGAAGAGGAAATTTTAAGATGTTAGAGAAAATATTAGTAGATGAATACAAATTATATAAAGAAAAATCTAGACCTGAAAATATAGGTTATAGCTCTGATATCAGAGAGATTAGATCTCATGAATGGTGTCCAACTGTAGCAAAATTAATTGTTGATAATATGAAGAGATTTTTAATCAATAGAAATGGATCTTATGAAAAATTCCAAGATGAGTTGATTAATGATTCATTAGATGACATGGTCAATGAAACATGGAAAGATTTAGCAACATTAAAAGCAACAGCAATATTTGAAAATACAAAATTAAATTTTAGTCAAATTGAATCTAAGATGAAGAAAAATAAAAGAGTTAAAATTATGAATAAAAGAAAGAAATTAATAGAAGTCATTCCAGATATTATGACAGAGTTTGCTGAAGAGAAAGATTTACAATATTCAGTTATACCTTATTGGTACCTAGGTAAATTTTTAAATAAATTAGATGAATTGGGTGGAGTTTATGTTAATCTATTTTTAAAAGATCAGCAATATGGCACTCGAGAGATTTATGTCTTAGTTTGTTGGTTTAGATTACCACAGAAATTTGATGAGATTATAGCAACTAATTTATGTTATAGAGCACCATGGGAAATGTTAGTAAGAGGAACAGAAAAATTACTCAAGAATTCTCTTCATTATGCTAAAGCTTTATCAGCAGCTAATAAATTTATAACAAAAGAAATTTTAATTTTACATGAAAATGATTCAGATGATGCCAAAAGATGGGCTCAAAATTTCATGATGACAGCATTTGCTTTCTTTGTTCATGAATTTTATCCTAAATTCAGTCAATATATTTGTTATAGAATATTAAATATGATGAGTTTGAAAAAAATTGAATTACCTTATTATTTATTAAAGCAATTTAAATTAAATGCTAACATTGATTCATTACTACCTGAAATAAATGAATTAAAATCAGAATTTTTAGGAAAATCCAAAGATGATTTCTTTATGAAGCCTGATGAAATTTATATAACTAATTATTCTAATTTTATGCAAGGAATAAAACATCGAGCAAGTAGTTTTTATAATGCATGTTTATTATTTTATCAATATAGCTTATCTAGAGAATATTTAAAGATCTTTCAAAAATATGATTTATTACCTAAAGAATTAGAGTTTATCACAACAATGGAAGTTTCATCAGATGATAGCAAGGTCATGAATACTTTAGTTATGACATATGAAGTCAAGGATCAAGTCTTAGATAAAAAATATAAAAAACAATCAATTAATTTTTTAACAATGGTATCAAACATAAAACAAGTTACAGGAACTTTTGTAGAAATTGAAAGAAGTGAAGAAAAATCTACTAGTGGGAACTTTGAAGAATATGGTGAATTTAATCAATTATATGATGTTAAAGGTAAAGTGGTATTACCTTGTATTAAATCATTATACACATGTTTTTTAGCTCCTACTTCTCCAAGTGTTGATGGAAGACAAATTCAATTAGCAGAAATGTTAAAAAATATGTTAAGTACTGGGTCTGGATATCAACTTTGTGCTACTTTACAAATTTTACAAGCTTTTTATCATTATTTCCTTCTAGGTTTTAGATGCTTGACTTATAGAGAAGATATGTCCTCAAAAATACTTTCTTGTCCTATACCACAATTTGGTTTTTTTGTTTTCCAACCTGATTTAATTTGTGGAGCTTTTGGATTTGATTTTTCTGAATATTTATGGTTAATAATGAATAAAGAAGTTGTGAATGTTTATGATAAATTATATTCTAGGAAAGATTTAGAACTAAATACTTTAGGTAGACCAACTGTCTCTACCCATATTAGTTATGGTGGTAACAAAAGGTACATGATTCTAAAAAAAGTAATAGAAGAAAAATTAGGAGACTGGCGTGAATTTTTTAATTCTAATCCTGAATCATTATTCTCTAGAAGTAGAACTTTAGAAGAAGAAAGAGCAAAAATGGCCATGAAAATTAGTGATCCTGGTGTAGAAGAGGGCTTTTGTCAAAAAAGTGAATTTGGAGTCCTAAATTCTGCTGTTTATCTCTTTTATTTTCCTAGCATTAGAATAGGGCAATTAATTGGAGATTTAATATTAGATGAAGAATCAAGTTATATACCAGTGAAACCAATAGAACCAATTTATGAAGGAGGTCCAATGAATTATCACTATAATAAAATTGTTAAATATAAAAAGAAAAAAGAAAAATATGATAAACAAATAGAGTTGCTCAACACTTATAAGAATAATAAGGTTAAACTTAA